CCGCCAATGTCTGGTATATTGTAATTGTTCGGAAGGGAACTAGATAAGGAGATTGAGGAAGATGTACGTAACAGCGAAATTTACCGCTGATGATATTAACTTCATGGAAGCGTGGTAGCAATGCCTAACCGATCTACTAGGCGAGTAACAACACTATCGGTTCACTATTGTAAGCCCCTGGCGTGCTATGAAATAGCAATAGAAGCTAACGATGGAACAACCTATCTAGGTAGGCACTACGTAGAATCTTTACGCGATTTGATTTACATAATCGCTGAAGAGATAAAGGAACTAGAGCGAACCGAGCCTAAAGGAGGTGACAAAAATTGCATGTAACAAAGGCTAAGCACGTATGGCGAACTAAGAACGTTACAACTTGCGAAATTTGCCGCAACGGTAAAAAAATCGCCACGCGTGAATACCCCGCCGCCGCTGGCATGGCGCGTATCTTTAATCTAGCGGTTAAAGAATTTGGAGAAGATATTTCGATCCAGCGCCCTAAACAGGTTAGCAAGGTATATGTTATGCCGCTGGATGAATTCTATTCATCTGCAAAATGTTTTGATTCAAAAGAAATTGATTAAGGAGAAATGAAAATGGAAAACATGGAAATCGCAAACGCAGAAGTAACCGAAATTGCTAGCGGTAACACAAATTACGGTTTTGCGGCATCGTATGATCTGTCTACCGAAGAGGGCCAGATCGCTGCATTCAATGCTGGTGTTGCATCTGATTACAAGCTTTCGGACTTTGCAGGCAAAACCATTGTTATGACTGCCTGGCTCGTTGAGCCTATTGAAGCAGTAAACCAGCTTACTGGTGAACTGGAAAACCGCCCACACATTGTAATTACCGACGCAGACGGTGCAACGTATGAAGCGCAGTCCGTTGGCCTTTATCAAGCATTGCAGCGTTTGAAGGCAATTCGCCCCGTTATTGATGATGATAACCCCGCAACGATCGAGATTATTAACCGTAAGGTTCGTCTTGGTTCTATGCTTACTTTTAAGCTCATTGGCTAAAATGCGGTAAAATCTAAGGGCGGCATTTATGCCGCCCTTTTTGTTAAAAATATGCCCCTCACTAGGAGGGGCAGGAGATTAGGAGGGGCAATGAATAAGCGAACCGAGTTAGACAAAGAAGTGTCTCGCTTACAAAAGAATGCCCGAAACAAATTATACCGCTTGCGCAAGAAAGGCGCAATCAATGCGCAAATTTCAGCCGCTTTTAATCCGGTAATTCCAGCAGCAGAGCTAAAAGGAATGAGCGTAGTTGAAAAACGCCAGTATGCCCAGAAGCTTCGCGACTTTAACGCCCGTGAAAACGTATATACCTTTAACAAAGGTACCGAAGTTGTAATTCAGCGCGAAGGAACGCCCATTATGAGCGCTGAATTATGGCAACGGCGTTTGGAAGAAGCCGAATTAAACGTTATTCGGTATGAAAATGCCGTACGGCTTAAAACCATTCGGGAATCTGTTTTGAATAAAATTCCCGAATCACAAGTTCGTAATATTGACTTCATTGAATCACCTATGGAGTACGCTATAGACGATGGGCGTTTTAGCGCTATCAAGCCCGTAATTCGCGAGACGGAATTTAAACCAGGCGCAAAATCAAGTTACGAGAAAATCAAATCGCGCCTTACTTCCACGCTTGATACTGATAGGCTTTTACAATACAAGCAAGCTGTTATTAATAAGCTAAGAGACAACGATATAGATGAAACTCTATTGAAGCAGTTTTCAAAATTGACAGCTGATGAAATAGCATATCTGCATTTTTACACTGATTTTGGCGTGTTGGTCGATACATGGCAGTATCAAACAGAGTATGAAGAGGGTCATCGCTCCCCTAGTGCTGGTGAATCTAACGCAAACGAAACGGCGTTAAAAGAACTTTTGCAATTCATCGGAAAATGAAAAAGCACGTTATTGAATATTCTGCCGATTTTGAAACCAACACCAGTGCGGATGGTTGCGCGGCAAATCCCGTATGGGCGTGGGGTGTTGCCCCCGTTGGTGCTAGCACTGATGCACTATTTGAATATGGCACTAGCATAGAATCATTTATGTATTGGGCGTTTGATCATCCAGGCCGCTATTGGTTTCATAATGGTGGATTTGATACTAAATTTATTATTTCTTGGCTGCTTATAAACGGCTATAAGCATACCGAAGAACGCGAGCCTGGCGCTTGTGAATTTACTTTGCTTATGGATAGTTTAGGCAAATTCTACCATATGCAAATTACGAACGAATGGTCGTCTTTTGAAATAGCCGATAGCTATAAAAAACTGCCTATGACGCTCGCAAAGGTCGCAGGAGCGTATGGGCTGGAAATGACCAAAGGCGAAATAGATTATGACGAATACCGTGAGCCAGGGCACATTTTAACCGCGATTGAATTGGACTATTTGCGGCGCGATGTTTTGATCTTGGCTAAAGCGCTCGATCACCGCTTTGAGCTGGGCAAAAAGCTTACCACTGGTGCAGATTGCTTAGACGCGCTAAAGGATCTATTCGGTAAACGCCAATGGCGCGTTAAGTTCCCCGAGCTTGATCCCGAGCTCGATTCAATACTGCGTAAAGCTTATCGAGGTGGTTACGTATACGCAAATCCCGCGCATGTAAATAAACATTTAGGCGAAGGTGGGCGAATTGATGTAAATAGCTTATATCCGTTTGTCATGCATGATAGGTGCTTGCCAGTCGGTAAGCCACTTTTGCAACCTGGCAAGCCAATTAAAAGTGAAAATTATCCTCTATGGATCAGTGAGATAACCTTTTCAGCTCACTTGAAAAACGGCAAATTGCCTTGCATCCAGGTAAAAGGCAGCCTATTTTTTAATGCACGCGAATATCAGACTGATATAGACGAGCCTATTACTATGATGCTTACCAACGTAGATTGGGCATTGATAAACGAATGCTATACGGTAGACGTGATAGCATACGGCAGCACGTACTATTTTCGCGGCGTTACTGGCCTGTTCAAGGAATATGTTGAGGCTGGCATGGTAGGCAAGATGAACGCTAAAAGTCCTGGTGAACGCATGAACTGGAAACTTTGGCTAAATAACGCCTATGGCAAATATGCGCAAAAAATCAAGGTACGGGGAAAGGTTCCGCGCCTTGATTCTGATGGTATTGTTCATTACGTTATGGGCGATGAAACAGAGCGCAAGCCAGTATATTTGCCAGTTGGAATATTTGTCACTGCATGGGCGCGCGATTACACGATTCGAACGGCGCTAAAGTTTGGCGATCGCTTTATCTATTCTGACACTGACTCAATTCATTTTATTGGTTCAGAAATACCGAACGATATTCCTATTGATTCTAAAAAACTAGGTTATTGGGATTTAGAAGCAGCGTTTTCTGACTGTGTTTGCTTACGCGCAAAAACATACGCAGAAGCAGAATATTCTCACGACAAAAACGGTAATTTGATTGTAAAACCATGGGCTTATACATGCGCTGGAATGGTTGAGCCGCTTAAAAAGATTATGCGCATTGAGGATTTTCACCCCGGATTTACCACTGACTTTGAAAAATGCGAAAATGTGCCTGAAATTTACCGCGATAAATCTAAGTGGAAAATCGTACCACAAGCCGTAAAAGGCGGCGTTATACTTGTCCCGAGACCATTCTCGATTAGATAAGGAGGACAGAATGGATATTTTGGGTAGCGACGGAACCGCCGCTGTTTTTTGCCTGGTCTTTATCGTGGCTGATTATCTATCAGGCCTTATTAAAGCGATTAAAAACAAGGAACTAGACAGTACTAAAATGCGGCTAGGATTGTGGCATAAGGCTGGTTTTATCGGCGCAATGGCTCTCGGCTATGGTTGTCAGTTGGCGGTTAATTACGGCCTTTTGCCAACGTCATTTAATGCCGTGTTTGGCGGTGTCTGCGTGTATGTAATTGTTACTGAAGTAATTTCAATTTTTGAGAATTTGTGCGCACTATCGCCTGAATTGCGCGATTCGCCACTAGCAGCACTTTTGAAGTTGAAGGAGAACAAAGACGATGATTAAAGGCATTGACGTATCGAGCCACGACAATTTTAACGGTGCAGAATTTAAGGCGAACACGGAATCATGCTACCGTGATTCTGATTTTGTCATTGTAAAAGCAACGCAAGGCGTTACGTATGTGCATAGGCAGTGCGACGCTATTATTAACCGCTGCAAAGCTGACGGTAAATTGTGGGGATTCTACCATTATGCTGGCGGCAACGATCCTATTGCCGAAGCTGAATTTTTCTATAATCAGTGCCGCGGCTACTTTGGTCACGGTATCCCCTGCCTTGATTGGGAATCAATCCAGAACAAGTCTTGGGGTGATTCTGGTTGGTGCCACCGCTTTGTGTACAAGATTCACGAATTGACGGGCGTTTGGTGTTTGATTTACGTGCAAGCTTCGGCGCGAAGCCAGGTGGCAAACTGTGCCGATGATTGCGGCTTGTGGGTGGCTGGTTATCCCGATTATCGCAATTCGTGGGATATGCCTAGCTTTAGATATGGGACGGATCCGTGGAAAACGTGGACTATCTGGCAGTATAGTTCGTCTAATGGCGCTACTGATCGCAATTATGCGCAGCTTGACCGCGCAGCATGGGAGAGGATCGCGGCAGGAAGCGGCGAGCATGTAACGCCAGAACCTACGCCAACGCCTAAGCCGCCCGCCCCAGCCAATTGCGATGTTGCGAACGTGCAAGCGTGGGCGGGTTCAGCGCAGGACGGAATCTACGGCCCAAACACTAAGCGCGCTTTGCTCAAGGTTTTGCAAAGTGAGCTGAATAAACAGTTTGGCAAGGGCCTTGCCGTTGACGGAATTTGGGGGCCAAAAACACGTGCGGCGTGCGTTAACGTGCGCAAAGGCGCAAGGGGCAATATTACCAAGGTGTTGCAGGGCGCTTTGATCTGCAATAATTACGATACAAACGGCTTTGATGGTATTTTTGGCAGTGGCACTGAATCGGCAGTTCGCCAGTACCAAGCCCACCACGGCCTTAGTGCTGATGGCATTGCAGGTAAAAACACGTTTGCAAAATTGTTTGGTTAGTGCTATAAAGCAATTAAGCGTGCGCACCCCCTGCGCTGGTAAGTAGTTATTAAGGAATGCAATACCGTGTGGTATCCTTACATAACGAGCAGTGCAAGGCTTTTTAATCAGCGTTCGCGGAATTGCCGCGCTTGACCTTTAAATCCCCTGGTCATGCCTAAAGGCTATAGACCAGGGGATATTTTTATAAGGAGGAAAACCAATGACGCTAGATGAGCTTTTGGCAATGGACGAAATTGAAAATTTGTCCGAATGGCGTAATGGCGTATCCCAAGGCGTTGCCGATTTGTCAGCAGGAATGCAGGCGCGACTTTCCGAGCTTGAGGAGAAACTTGCCGAAGCCGAACGCCGCTATCAAGAAACCGCCGCACGTAATTATGAATTGATGATTGCCGCAACCGCTCCCGCTGCTGACGAGGGCGAAGAGGGCGAAGAATCGCATGAAGAAATTGCTGAAAAGTCCATTGATGATCTTTTCGCAGATAAGGAGAATTAATTATGGCAGCTAGCAAGGTAGCGGCAACCAATGCCGCAATTATCAATGCCGTGCGTAACAATGCTTCCGAGCAGTATCGCGCTCGAATTCCAGAAATTACCGATAACAACCTCACTAAAACGCTTGCATTGCTGCAAGAAAATTCAATGCTCTGGAATGAATTCATTCAGGTTCTTGTGCAGCGTATCGGCCTTACGCTTTTCCGCACTAACTCATTCGAAAATCGCTTGAAGCCGTTCAAAACTGGCGCAATGGCCTATGGCGGCATTGTGCAGGAAATTGGCGCAAACCTCATTAAGGCTAAGTCTTATGATCCGGACGATACCAACGTTTTTGGTGCTGATAAGCCAGACGTTAAGGCGATTTATCATTCCGTAAATCGCCGTGATCGCTACGATCTGCGACTTAATGAAGATATGCTCGAAGAGGCTTTCGTCCAGGATGGCCAGCTTTCTGCCTTTATCAATAGCTTGATTGCCCTGCCGCAGCAGTCCGACGAGAACGACGAATATTTGATCATGCGCGATATTATACGCAAGGTTCACGACAGCGAGGGCATGGCAACTATTCGCGTGCCTGATATGTTCTCTAATGGCATTACGGCTGATGCAAAGCGCGTTGCTGGTGAAACCATTGCGGCAGTTCTGCGCGAACACTATTTGCAGATGAAAAACTTTTACAATACAAAGTACAACAACGCAGGTATGCAGGTAACTTCGGATGATCTTGTTTTAGCAGGAACCCCACGTTTCTTTGCCAATTTCGATGTTTCTGTATTGGCAGCTGCTTTCAACATGGATAAAGCAAATTTCCTCGCAGATCGAACCGTTGTAATTGATGATTTTAATATCCCCGGTACCGATATTGCGCTAATGGATCGCGATTTTTTTGTTTGCACTGATACCAAAATCAAGAGTGCTTCGATCTATAACCCTGCCACTCTTGATATTGATTACTACTACCACCATTGGGGCGTTTATTCAGCTTCGCCAATGCGTAATGCTTTGCTTTTGTCTACGATAGAGGATAGCAATATCACGGCGGCTCCCGCTCGCACGGTTACCGAGGTTAAGGTTACGCTTCGTGATGACGCCACAGAAAATAAGGTTATTGAACCTGGCGCCGAAATTGCGCTTGATACCGTGGTAACCTATTCCGATTCGTCTACTGACGGACGCGCGTATACTATTATCACTGGTCAGACCGCAGCTGATGCGAAGACAGGTGCTTGGAATGTGGTACTTCCCGACACGGGAACCTACATTGACCGTATGGGAGTTTTACACGTGTCTGAAAATTCCAAGTACGCCAGTATCACGGTTACGGCAATTGCTAACGCCGACATTAAAAAGTCTGCTAATATTGTCCTTACTGCTAAACTTGCCCCTGCTGATAAAGCATAAGGAGAGTGTTACACATGCCAACTAACGTAACTCCGTTTAGTTGGGCTATTCAGTCCCACGTCACCCTTTGCAGGGTGGCGTGGGACGATTCATATAAGGATGTCGTATCCTTTGAATCGCCCGAAAAACGAAACGAATATTTTGATTCACTTAAAAGTGAATCAATTGTTTTAGACAATTACACCTATTTGAAGCCGAATGAGCCTATCAATATTGATGTTCCTTTCCATAAGGCTTATACCTACAATTATTTAATCGTCGATAATCCTAAAACCGATGATCCCGACGACGTAACGCCGCCACGCTTCTATTACTTTATTGAGGGCGCGGCTATGCTGAATCCGTCCACTACTGCGCTTACGCTGCAATTGGACGTTTTCCAAACTTACCTATGGCAATTTCGATTAGGCGTTTGCTTTGTTGAACGTGGGCATTTGGCAATGGCGGCAATGCACAACCGCCTGGAATCTGGCAAATACAACACAGCCGAGACAATGCGCATATTTGGAGTTGCAAGCGAAGGGCTTGACGTTGGTAGCGAGTACACAATTACGCGTACTGAAATGTTCGATTTGAGCGCCAAAAAATGGGCGGTCATCGTGCAAAGCAATACCGACCTTGCAGCCGATTGGGGGACACGTGACAATCCATCGCTAAAAACCGCTGATGGACAAATGACTGACGGTCTAGCAAGCGGCTGCAATGTATATGCAATTGAATCGTGGGATTATTCGGAATTTATGAAAAAGGTTCGCGACGCACCGTGGGTAGCAAAGGGAATCGTTTCAATTTCGGCATTTCCAAAAACCGTTTTGACAGATGGCCCAAGCGTGAAACTAAATGGCATTGATGCGCACTTTCTAGGAGATACGCCAGATGAAGGAGTGTATTTTACGTCTGACGAGCCAATTCTAGAGCAGCTCGGCAGACTTACGAACGCTGATTTTAAATTCGTGGATAAGTTAAAATGTTTCCCTTACGCGGTTATTGAAATTGTTAATTACCAAGGTAATTCATTATTACTAAAGCCTGAAATGGTCAATGATAAAAAATTGACGCTAAAGCAAATGGCTTGTGCCGCCCCGCCATACCAGAAAATTGCTTTTTTCCCTGCGCATTATGGCGAAGCGGTTGGCGATTCTGGCTACGGAAAAGCTGGCTTCTATACAATGGACTATACCGAGGGGCAATATTCCGAGAAGACGCATGAAGTTAACTATGGTTACTGGCTCGATACCGCCATTTGGTTTCAAGACTTCCCGCAAATGTCGATCGTTAATGATGAGTACGTCAATTACCTTGCTAGCACTACTAACCGTAGGCAATTCAGTTACAACGCCGCTGGATGGTCGCAGCAAAAAAGCTTAGCAGGCAATCAATTGACGTATGACCAGGCGCAACAGCAGTTGGCTAACAACCAGGCGAACCAGGATATTAGCAACATACAGCAAGGCATTAACATGGGATTGTCTGCTCTGTCTAGTGGTATGGCTGGAAATCCCGCAGGTGTTCTAATGGGCGTTGCCGGTGGCGCTACTAATTTAGTAGCGTCTAATTTGCAATTCCAAAATAACCAACAGCTAGCTGGGAAATTTGCTGATCAGAACAAAAATTTATCTGACTGGGCAGCTAAAGGCGATTATCAGAACGCCATTGCTGGCATTGATGCCACTGTTCAAGATGCCGCACTGACGCAGCCGAGCCAATCGGGGCAAATGGCTGGAGACGGTTTTAATCTTTCGAATGGTATGATGATTGTGCAGATCCGCTATAAGACAATTACTACCCAAATGCAGGAAATTGTGGGTAACTACTTTTTGAAATACGGATATGCAATTCGCCAATACCTGGTGCCGCAAAAGGACTTTATGTGTATGGAGAAATATACCTATTGGAAGATGCTTGATACGTCTATTATCTGCTCCACTGCTGACGAGGGGGTTAAAAACGCTATTCGCGGCATTTTCGAAAAAGGCGTTACCGTGTGGCGCAACCCATCAGATATTGGGCGCACCTACGGAGCGGATAACGCGCCTATTCAAGGTATTTATGGGTATGATAGAGAGGTGAAATAATGAGTACGAGCTTACCAGACTATGCACAATCAGTTTGGATTGACGAATCAGAGTTGATGCTGGGTAAAAAGCACGTTCGCGAGCTGCTAGACAGTGCACAAGCCTATGATCAATTGCAGTATCGTTTTTGGCGCACGTACCTAGAGAACATCGCAATTGCTGGGTTTACCTGGGAAAACGTACCCGCTGGCATTGACCCCCGAGCAATTGAATATATTATGCTCTATTACGGAATGGGCGCGCTTTTTACCGAGTCCGAGGGCGTACTGTTTGCACAGGCGGCGCCAGCTGAAAACGTAAATATGTTTTACAACCCTAATAAAATCAACCTGTTTTCTCCAGCTGGGCAATATTGGCAGCGGCATTGCAATTTTTGGATCAACGCAGAAAATGAAGTTATGCCGCGCGATGCCGTTATGCTATTCGATAACATGATGCGCACCCCCTTATGCGGCTTTATCAGCAATTATGCTAAGCGACTTGCCACCATTGACCGCACAATTGATATTAATGTAGGAGCGCAAAAAACGCCTTGGATCATTACGGGGCCAGAAGAAGCAAAGTCAACAAAAAAGGGAATTATCAAAGACCTTAAAAACAATAAGCAGTTCATCAGCCAGAACAGCGGAATGACTGACATTGTAAACTATGAGGTACTAAACACTAACGCCCCCTATGTCGCCGATAAATTGCTAGATGCTAAAAAGCGCATACTAGATGAAGCTATAACGTTTTTAGGCGCTGACAACGCCAACACCGATAAGCGAGAGCGCGTCAATACACAGGAAGTTCTATCAAACAATGAACAAGTTATGCTCATGCGCAATTCGCGTCTTAAATGCCGAAAAGAATTTTGCAAAGTGGCTAACGTAGTGTTTGCTGATTACCTCGACGCGCCTATTGATGTATCGTGGTCAGTTCCACATTTGCGCGAAGCAGAAGCGCCCGAAGTAATGCCTAATAAAGATATTGACGGAGAATAAACAATGCTAATATCAGACGATACACCGACCTTGCGCGATGTCGTACATTTGTACGGCAATGACTTATGGGACGCGGCGCGGCCTTATCCTATTTGGGATGAATCGGAGCGTGAGGAACTGCAAAACAAAATTTATGATCATTTCGAGTTTCGCAAAATTGCGCAGGACACCCCCGCGCTATTTGTTGCGTATCTGAATCGCCGTATGCGCGAGATGATGCCAGTGATTAATCCGATCTTTGCGGCGCTTGCTGATGAAAAGCTAGATATTATGGCTACTTACAGTACCGAGGATACGAACATTAGTTCGTCTGAATCGAACAGCACCGCACGTCAGATTTTCAGCGCAACCCCCCAGGCGCAATTATCAGGCGCTAAAGATTACGCTACTAATCTTACCGATAATACGGGGCAAGGAACTGGTCATGGCAAAAGCACTAGCACGCATAAAGGAACGCAAGGTCAAGCCGCCGAAGTGTTGACAAAGTGGCTCACTGGTGTTAACAATGCACTATACCTAGTTTTTAATGGCTTAGAGCCATTGTTTAATCAACTCTATGATGATGAGGGATTTTAATATGGCTGTTTTCGATGGTCTAACAGGTTTAGACTTTGCTTATAAGGGGTTTCAATATCCATTACCCCCCAGCTGGAAAAGGGCGGTTCGATTAGAGGACCAAATTAATTGGCTGCTCCAGGCGCTAATGGCGGTAAATGATTCTGGCATTAATGATGAAGAATTGAATAAAGCTATTAGCGAGCTTGATACCGATTTGCAAGGCCAGATTAACGACTTGCGCAGCGGTTGGGAAGCGGGGGATTCGCGGCTGCAAGAACAGATCAAGAATATTACCGCTGGTTTGTTCCTGGTTCATAATCCCGTTACTGGCTCATGTGATTATCACCAGGTCGCATTTAGGCAGCTTTTTGACGCATGCCGCCCCTTCGCTGCTACATACGCCGATATTGATTACCTTGGTATCGGCGAAGCAACCGCTCACGGCACAGCGCAGACCTCGCAATACCTCACGTATGCAGACCTTGACGCGCTAACCTATGGCTCAAATGCAAACCGAGATGGAGCAATGACCAAGGGAGCAACGCTTTATCCTGCCCCGGCGCCTGACGCTACTGGTCGCATGGTTACCGCTGAATACGCAACTACTGATGAAGTTTGCTATTTCTCGCTTGACTTTTACGGACGTTTCGTTCTTAAAAATGCCTGCGAAAAGGGAAAGAAAGATGCATCACTTATTTCCATGTTCAATGATGCGTTGAGTTGCGCAATAACCCCAGCGGCAGCAATTCAAGATGTTGAACCTGGTTATGATTATTCGCCCACTATTTTTACGACTTATGCGGAAATGGACGCAAACGGCGTTCTTGGATATAAGGAGAATATTTAAATGCCTACACCTAATTTTAATTTACCATTGATTAACGGCGCTTCGCCTATTTCTATTGTTAATGATATGAACTCGCTTGCAACGGCTGCTGATTCTGCTATGGGAAAGCTTGCAACGCAGGGGGATATTTCCGCGATTCAAACGAAGGTCACTAATGCTAATAAGGTCGCTACCGAAGCGCAGACCGAGGCAGTAAAGGCCAGCGGCACGGCAAAAGAAGCGAACGAAGCGGCAGCAACTGCACAATCAGCGGCAACCACGGCAAACACCACCGCAAACAGCGCGCTATCAGAAGCGCGTGAAGCAACTTCGCGTGCAAAAACGCTTGAGGGCATTGTTAACCTGCACGCTGCTTCCGTGCATCCAGATAACCCATGGAAGAACACTACAGAAACTGCGCAAGAATGCCGTGTTAGCGATGATGGAAAACACTGCGAGTTTTACGGTTTTGTTGGAACACGCGATGCAAAGCAATATAATTACGCTGCCAATTCAGACGTGAAAAAAGCAAAACGTGTAATTCCAGGTACTTCTAAAAATACGGGTGTCCCACTGTATTACATGGGCTATTCGCCAGCTAATACGCTAACTATCCCAAGCGCTGCGCTGTATTGGACTGTAGCATCTAATAGTGAAGCTTTTTGCCAAAACAACAGCTGGGTTACCAGCCTTTACGTTGGCACTGATGGTATCCTTTACATTGATGCTAACGGCATTGGCGATAAGAGTATTACCTACGGTAGCGCAAGCGCAACGTTCTCAATTAACTAATGCCAAACCTTGCAAACACATCATTATACGCAATGTACGTAATTGGCGCGGTAGAATCAGAGCACAATTGGGGAGCCGTCTACCGCGTCGATCCAATTACCATTGGTATGATGCAGGAGTACGGGCAAAATGCGTCAAACCTGCTAAAAATGTTGCGAACTGGTGATCCCGAGGGGTACGCTGCTTTTAAAGCGGCGGCCCCTCGACTTGATGCAGATGTTGACGCGCACGGGGACAGCTGGAATTGGTGGACTTCCCGATACCTTACAGATAGCGAAGCTAACGCATGGGTTGAGTTCGCAAAGCGCGACGCGAACCACAAAACGCAACAACAAAAATGGTTCGATCAATTCCAAAATGAATATGTTCCCGCGCTAGAGAAGTTCGGCCTATCACAGAATAATCCGCAAACACTCGTGTTTGCGGCTTGCATGTACCACCAAAGCCCACGCAGCGCAGGGCAGGTGCTTAGATCATGCGGCGGTAATGCTACTCTTGAAACAATGCGGAACACGGTTTTGAATAACAGTGTTTTGGGCAAATACAAAAACCGTTACAACCGCACATATGACATGCTAAAGGATTGGGACGGCAACAGCGCACCGCCTGACTTCGGGCAAGTTGGCGATATTGAATCAGGCGGAGATTCGCCCACACAATCGGAGCAGCAAGCGAGCCAAATTAGCTATTGCCAACTTGTGAATAATGAATTAGTAATATTTGGCCTTTCTGGCTTTGCAAATGGCCTCGTTTGCCAAAAAATGGGGCCTAATATTTGGGCACCGTCTGCAAACGTTAATGGACACCACAACACCACTGATAACGCAACCACTGACCAGGGCAACGACACGGGAAGCGATGCGGCGCGCAAAGTTGTTGAGTTGTATAAGTCCTGGGAAGGTAAATTCCAATATAGCCAAGGCGCTGGACGGCTTGATCCCGTGAATAGCGGCGTAGGGGATTGCAGCTCTACAATCTACGCCGCTTATAAGCAGATTACTGGGATCAATGTGGGAACCTGGACGGGTGACATGAGCAGCAAAGGAACGCTAATTACTCACGGTAAAGGCAAGAACCTGCCATTTGACCAGATGCAATTAGCAGATTTGGTGCTAATATCATGGAACGGTTCAGCGGACGAATCGGGCGTTGGGCACGTTGAGTTGTACGTGGGTAATGGTCAGATAATGGGACACGGTGGCGGAAGCCACCCTAAAGGGCCTTGGCTGAAAACTAACCCAGCTAATTATTTATCTAACAAATGTACGTGGTGGATTAGGCGATATCTATAATGGTTGAATACTACCTGCAGAAATACATGGAAAAGACGCTGTCATACAATGCGCCCATGACCATTGCCGTTGGTGGTAATTCTATTGGTAAAACCTATAGTTTCACGTATCAAGGTGTAAAGGAATTTATCAAAAGCGGTAAGGAATTCGGGTGGATTAGACGATACGAAACCGAGCTTAAAAAAGCGGCTGCAAACTTCTTTGATGATCTTGCTGACCATGATGAATTCCCTGGCTACATTTTTAAGACCGATAAAGAACACGGTTATATAGCTAAAAAACCTTCTGGCAAGGCTAAACCAAATTGGCAAGTTTGTTGCCACTTCTTCGCGTTGAGCAAGCAAGGCACTTACAAGGGAACGGCATACCCTCGCGTTAAACGACTTATTTTTGACGAATACATTCGCGAAGTAAAAACTCCACCCGGTTATCTGTACGACGATATGGGCAAGCTTTTTAAATTGTGGAAAACCATTGGGCGTAAACGCGACGATTGCCAATTGTATTTACTTTCAAACGCCGTTGATCTGGTCAATCCTGCGTTTTTATGGTTAGGCATTACCGATGAGCCTAAGCCTGGTTATTCCTGGCACAACAATAAAACGGTACTTTTGCATCACATTAAAGATGCGGCATTTGCGCAGAGCGAGCGTGATACGCTGGTAGGCAAGGTTATTGCTGGTTCTGCGCTTGAAAAAGTTATGATTGACAACGAATTTGCGGCTTCAAATGACCTGTTCATTGCAAAGAAAACCGCTAACGCAAAATATCGTTACGGCTTCAATTATTGTGGGCATGTTTATGCAATTTGGCTTGACAATTCAAATGGATTGTTTTATGTAAATAGGAAAGCCCCTAAAGGTGGTTTAGTTTATTCGCTTACAACCGAGGACCATAGGCCAAACATGTACCTTGTTGAATCGGCAGGCAAGTTTGCGCGGCAAATTGGGCGGTTATACGGAAACGGCGTTGTTCGGTTTGAGAACAACGCCGCACGCGAGGGCTTTTTAAAGATGTTGCGAATGCTTGGGTTACGCTAATACCTAAATCGATCATCGCTTAACTGCCAAATCTTTTGATTTGCTAGATGCCAACCTGGCGCTTCTGCTAGGATTTTTGGCATTACGCGATAAATTCCACGATCGGTAAGGCCAATAGTTCTTAAATGTGAAGAAAGTTTCGTTAGCGCTTTAGCAGCTTCAGCACTGTCTAAGTCTGCTGGTTTAGGCGTGAATACATAATTGCCTTTATTCACATATTCGCAAATTAAATAGACTGTATGATCTTGGAACTTCCAAACTTCTTGCATTTTAAAACCACCCATCTGTATTAATTAGCAGGCTTAGCAGCCAACCAATACCAATCATACCGCAGGGTAGGGCAGCGCACCAAATTAGGCCACCTACAATTCCGCCAACATACCAGCCTAAGGCCATTAGTAGGAAGCAAAGGAGGGTGAAGGATATTGCGGCTATTAGTTGCTTACCCACGGTTACCCCTCTATAATTTCCGCAGCTTGTGCCGCTGTTGACCTTTTGCGTGCAGTGCCGAATCGTTGTATAAGTAATGCCTGGTACCTTGCAGTATACGCGTTACCAGATTTAAGAGTGGTCTTTATTACATTGCTCATTTAGTCCACCTCCACGCAGCGCACGCGATAGAAGTACTGAATTGCACTGTTAATATCTAAATCGCGTGCGTAGACGCTTTCGCAGTACGCAATTGCATCAGATTCATGTCCAAATACGGCTATGTCAGTTTGCTTGTAAACTTCTGGAATTACCCCATCTTCTGCAAATACATGGTAGCATGTTACTACGTATGCGTAGCCTTCTACGATCGTTCCCGGGCAATACTTATTCTTCTCTTTAATATCATCAGCGGTAAATTTCGCTGTTACGTACATCTTCCTCAATCTCCTTATCTAGTTCCCTTCCGAACAATTACAATATACCAGACATTGGCGG